TGTGGATGCGTCTGGCGACGGTGAGGCCCAGCTCGTCGAGCTGCTCGGAGCGGATGACGTACAGGTCGTCGGTCAGCTCGTTGCCGTTCTCGTCGTGCAGGTCGTAGTCGGCGATGGCGCTTTCCACGATCAGGGCGATGCCCAGGCTGGACAGTTCCGCGCTCATGAGACCACCACCATAGGCTTGCCGCTCATCGCGTAATCGGCCACCGCGTCCGCCGACAGCAGCTTCTCCAACTGGCTGAGCGGCCGCGGCCGCAACTGGTAGGCTCCCGGATACTTGGTGGCCGGGTAGGCTTTCTCGAACGTGCCGGCGTTGATGCGCCGCGCGCCCGGCTTCACCTGCACCTTCAGGTCGCCGGCCTGGTAGGTGCCGACCGGATGCGAGTCGAGAATCAGGGATTTGAGATTGTCGATTTCCTCCTGTCGGCTGGCGATCTCGGCCTGCAGTTCGACGATGCGCGCCGCCTGCGCGGCGAACAATCCTTGGCGCAATTCCCCGTCCGGGGTCACGGCCTCTGTGTTTTCAATGGTTGATGGAGTCATTTGATGTGCCTTTCACGATGATTTGGGCGTAGGTGGGATACCACGCCGTCTGATGCTTGGTCTGGTTCGTGTGCCGGTTGCAGCAGGTGACCGCCTCGTCCAGTCCGGTGGGCTTGCCGAGCGGCCCGCATGTCCTGCAACGCGGCATCCAGAGACGCCGGTCAGGCATCCTGCCTGTCCTCGGAGGTGAGTCGCAGTCCGGCGATGATGTCCGCCGAAGCGTCCGGGTTGCGCAGCAGCTTCGACACGGCCGCACCCTCCTTGACGGTCAGTTGGGCGACGGCGATGGCCGTCGCGACGGCCGTATGCTGCTCGTTGGTGAGCATGATCTTGTCGGACAGCAACAGTTTGGTCGCCCGGTCGATGAACGTGCTGGCCGCGTTCGTGATGCCGTTCGCCGGCGGCACCAAAGCCGCCAGTTCGAAACTCAGATCCTCGTCCGCTATCAGCGCCTGCTGCACCAGACGGGGTTCGTTGATCGGCTTGCTCATGATTGTTCTCCTTGCTTGTTCGGCCCCCGTTCCGGGAGCGGCTTGATTCGGATATAGAGATGTGGTTCGTATTCGTGCCCGCAGTACGTGTACGGGTCGCCGGACTTGCGTTTCCGGTATTTGCCTTTGGCCCCGTACACCCATAGGTCGGGCATGCGCTTGGTGGCATGGGATTCGACGACCTGCGCGTCGTCCACGTAGGCGACGCCGTTCAGGGAGTCCAAAACCAGCTTCAGCAGGTTGTCGAGATCCGGGCGGCCGCGATGGCTCATCCAGAATTCGGCCTCCAACCTGACCGGGCACTGGTATGGTTTCGCCTGCGGGTATTTCAGACGGAATTCCGCGAACAGGCGTTCCTCCGCCCTGACGGTGCGTTTCGGGGTCATCGCGTGCCCGTTGTAGACGCGGGGACGCCCCTTCGGCACCGGGTCGCCCGGCAGACAAAGAGTGAACTCACTCGGCTGTTCCATCGCCACCCCACTCCAACAGGATTCCCACGAACACGAGCGGCAATACGACCGCCAATGCGAGCGAGCCGGTTATCATCCACTGCGGCGTACCCACCGGACTGGGGATGCGACTATGCGTGCCGGCGAAACCGACCAGCCAACCCTCGAAGAACGTGAGAGCCAGTAATACGGCCGATTTCTGCCCGTCCGTTAACCTCGGCCGGGGTCGGCGCATACGCTTCTTTTTGCGCAATGCTTCGATGCTCATTCCGCAACCTCCTTGCGCTTGCGTTGGATGGCACGCAGCAGGGTCAGCGACTGGCTGAGGATCATCGACGCCTCGAACGCCAACTGGTTCTCACCCAGCTCGAACAGCGCGTGTTCGAGAGAGCCGGCCGCGTCATGCACGTCACTGGCCACATCGACGGCGTGCTGCCACTGATCGACCGGATGGAACAATCTTTCCTCCACGGTGTCCTTGTCCGGATCGCACGCCGGACAATCGCACTTGCCGGTTTCCGGCTGGCGCGTCTCCTCGTCCAACTCCTTCTCCAACTCAGCCTCTCCTCCCTCAAGCAGCTGCTCCATGAGCTCCTTGAATGACATTCCCTTCGGGATCTCGACGCCGATGGCGTGGATTCCGGTAATCCTGTGTCCTGACATCACTTGTTTTCCTTTCAATGTGATTGGTGATGTTGGTGCCGGCGTGAACCTTGGACAGTGCGACGCCGGCACCTTTTCTCCCGGTTTCGAATCCGGGAAACCCTTATTCGCCATGGACCAGCTCCCTGCGGCTTATCGCGCACCGCCGGTCCCGGTAGTCGATGACCTCCTGTGGATTCCAAACGAGCCTGCGGCCTACGCGTTTCGGCGCGGGCGGATACCGGCCTCCCCACTTGTCATGGCATGACCACACGTAGAGACTGCCCTTCGAGACACCGAGAAAACTCGCCACCTTGGCGATCGGCCAGCCGTCAAGAGACGATTCGATTTGACTACCGGCCATCACGCACCCGCCTCGAAGAGGTACCGGTGCATGACCTGGCATCGAGGACAGAGTAATTTCGGAGTCCCTTCGTTGCGGCTGCTGCGATAAACCGTGTGTTTCGGATCGTCTTTCAGCCAGCAGCCGCACAGGGTAGGAGCCCCGCCGTAAATCAGCATTTCCGGAATCCTGACGTAATGCCACAGCAGATTCCCGTTCCGGTCGTAATGGCGTGCCTTGGGAAGCGCGCGCCTCAGATCCTTGAACAGTTCGACTTCCATGGCATCCGGCATCGTCCGGCGCTGCGTCTTCGGTTTTGTTGCGACGCTCATCACGCCACCCCCGGGAGTCGACCCTGGCTGCGCCCGTAGATGAACCGGTCGATGAACCAGTTCACACCCTTGGCGGTGAACCGCGCGTACTGGCGGTCAAGCTTCCCGTTCGCCTTGCGAGACATGACGGGTTTCAGATAGCCGGACTTGACGGCCTTGACGGTCGGCGCTTTCGAACGCAGCTCGATATAGCCGGCACCGCGCAGTATCCCGTACACGGTGTCGCAGTTCATCCGCTTGTCGATGGCTTGGAAATGACGTGCGGCCTGTCTTACGCTCATCGTCCCGTCCGCCGAGACGAACGCCTCACCCAACAGGGCGAGAGGCCTCATTTTCTCGTTGCTGGCACGGAGTTCGAGATTCTCCCGGCGGGCTTCGCCGAGCAGGCGGGATTGGATCTGGTTCGCCTTCGCCAGAATCGACGACTCCTCATCCATGCTGTTGGTTTTGAATCGGATGGCGGCACCCTCGTTGAAGTACTTGTCCAATACGTCGGCGGCTTCGCACTGGTAGGCTTCGATCTTCGAACGTAGTTTGGCGAGCCACATGGCCATCGTGCGACGGTCAATCATCGCCATCTCACGGTTCTTGCCGTCCGCACCAACCATAGGCATAATGACTACGGTTGCCCACGGCTTCTCTTTCAGCTTGCGAAGTTGCGTCCAGTAGTCCACATCGAGGTTTTCGCACATGCGCCTCAGCGATGCCATCCATGAGCCATCCTTGGCCACGGCTTCGATGGTGTCACCGCGGAACGGGACCTGAATCAGGGAATCGCTCATTTGAGGTCACCGTCCTTCGCATCCACTGGATCCATCTGTTCGATGCTTTCGATGTTGTTGAACGGGATGATCGTCGTCATGCTCTCGTCTGTCACAGCATCATGGTCGTTGAGCCATGTGGCCTGATAGAACGCGAAGCCGACGCCGGGAAGAACATCCACATCAGCCGCGGACAATTGACGATGCCCCTTGACCCCGGTTTTGATCAGGGTTGCCACGCAGGGGAAGTCGTCGCTCCACCATGAGGGGAGGTCGAAGGTTTCGATTTCCTTGTTGTCGGTTAGAATGGCGTTGTTCATTTGAACCTTCTTTCATTTGATCTCGGCATCCGTGGCAGCGGATGCCTTTTCTTTTGCCTGGGTGGATTCGATGGCCTCGGCGAGAACCTGAGCCGGATTCGCGTTAAGAGCGATGGCGGTTTTGATGAACTCGCTTAGGGATATGTCGTCCGACTTGAGGTGTTTGCCTACGGTCATCCGGTTGAGGCCGACCTTGGAGGCGATATACGTCTTCGGCACCTCATCGAGCAAGGCTTTTACTCGGAGGCTCTTCACGGCCGAAGCAGCTGCGTTGTTGGCTGATGCAATCATGGTTTGTATATTGGCACCTGCCAACAAATAAAGTCAAACGCTTCGGCGTGTTGTCAT